CAGCCCTCGACTGTTGCTGATCACTGGCCACTGACCCGCAGGCAACTGGTCGCACAGAGGCTCAACCCTGATGATCCACTTCGGGGCCGTGGTCTGTGCATGCCCTGTCACAACCGTGCCACCGCCAGCACCCCTGCGACCCGAGGCGAAGGCAGATGACCACGGTAGACAGTCAATCGACCACAGTGGACAGAAAGGAGACCACAGTGGACTGTGGATCCGAGGCCGGCGGCGCCCAGGGGGTTGCCCGGCCCGGCTCAAGTGAGTGCTAGCAAGCTCGGAGAGCCGCTGACAAGTTTCGAGACCGCCCCGGCCACGGTCACCGACGGCGAGGCTCCCGAGGTGCCCCGCGCAGTGCGGGACGAGGACGCCGTGCGCTACTGGACCAGCCGCATCCTGTTCGCTCGTCGGCCGGCGGCCGACATCCCTCGCCGCTACCGGAACACCGGTGACCATCCCGAGTACGCCGACTACGCGACGACGAATAGCGACCTCCGTATCGCTCTCAATCTGGCCACCGGCACCCCGATCGAGTACGTCGACCGCAACGGCTACGAAACCCTGGGCTACCTGTACATGCAGCGTGCGGCGGCAACCCGGATGGGCCTCAGCATGGCCGCGTACCGCCGGAGGCTGGCCAATGGCTCTTGACCCGAAGGCCGACCAGACCGCACCGATCGTGATCGACGGGGCGATGCCCTCGACCGAGGTCCGTGTCCAACTCGCCCGCGAGGGCCTACCGGTGCTGCTGGCCTTCTCCCGAGGCAAGGACAGCCTGGCCACGTGGCTGGCGCTGCGCGACGCCGGGGTGGAGGTGCGGCCGTTCCACCTGTACCTGGTGCCCGAGTTGGAGTTCGTGGACGAGTCGCTGGCCGGCTACGAGCGATTCTTCGACACCCGGATTCCGCAGCTGCCGCACCCGAGCTTGTTCCGGTGGCTCAACGCCTTGGTGTTCCAGCCGCCGGAGAGGATCCGGGTACTCGAGGCGGCCCAGCTGCCCGAGCCGGACTACGTCGACATCTCCCGCCTGCTGGCCACCGAGCACTACGACCTGGACCCGGAGATGACCTGGACCGCCGACGGCGTCCGGGCGGCCGACTCACCCAACCGCCGGACCGCGATGAAGGCCCGCGGCCCCTGGCGTGAGCAGATACGCAAGGCCTCCCCGGTGTGGGACTGGCGTATCCGCCACGTCCGCGAAGCGCTCGCCCGGCACCGGTGCCCGCTGCCGCCTGAGTACGAGTGGTTCGGCCGCAGCTTCGACGGCCTGGACCTCCGGTTCCTCGCCCTGATCAAGCAACACCGACCCCGCGACTACGAGCGGATCTTGGCGTGGTTCCCGCTCGCCGACCTGGAGCTGTTCCGTGCCCAACTCTGACCCCACCACCGACCCCAGCGACCCCAGCGACCCCAACGCGGACCTCCTCTCACAGCTCTCCGCCCAGGCCGCACCAACCGGAGACATGTCCGACGAGGACATCCTCGCGGTGCTCAACACCGAACCGGGGCCGGACCCACTCGCCGACGTCGACTACACCGGCGACCTGGAGACCGACGCCCACACCGAACTCAACGCCGTCCAACAGGCATTCCGAGACCGGGCCAAACGGGAAGAGGAACGGTTCCGGCTCGCCACGGACTCCGAGTACTGGTTCGTCCTGTGCTTCAAGACCCGCGCTGACAAGGAGAAGTTCCTCACCCGGGCGAAGCTGCTCGGGATCGGGGACAAGTACCTCGACGGCTACGCCGCCGCCCGTGTCCTGGGTGTGCCGATGGATGACGACCAGACCGACGACTAGACAGACAGGAGGAACTCGCGATGCGCAACGCGTTTCGACGGCTCAGCCGGGCAGTAGGCCGGCGGCTGTCGCGCCGGTCAGCCGGCGGAGCCCGGGGCCGCACCTCCGGGACCTGATCAGGAAGTAAAGTGGCTATTCGACGGTGAGCTGGAGACCGCCGACAGATTCCGCAGGCGGCCTCCAGCGTTACGGACCGTCACCTACCGGCGGCGTTGGCGGTACAGCTTACGCAGCGTGATGGCCACTAGTGCGGCTAGTAGGAGCAGCCCGGCGGCGGAGGGCAATCCGCCGCCGGGCCGTCGGTCATGATGTCGCCCCATTTTTGGGTATCTCCTCTCTGGCCCCTGTCCGCCGGATCGGCGGCCTATCGGGCGTGCACACGATATGTCATCGCCGCGACGATACCCCCGAGGGGGGCTTCGGTATATCGCAATATTGCACCTGAGATATCTCATCTGTATCTGACCGGCGGTATCGCGCCTAGTGGTATCGCATCGCGGTACCACACATGGCGGGTATCGCGCTTCGACACGCCCCGAACTTCGCCGTCACAACGTATCCCTGAAGGTGTACTCGCCAAAAGTGTACGTACGCAATGTGGGAGTCCACTTTTGGCAGGTCCACTTTTGAGGTAGCCGTGTAAGTCCCCTCGAAAACCATGCCAGTAGCCGAGATATACGTATAGTTCGAGGGCTATGCGCATAGGAGTCGAGTTATGCGCATAGTCGCTTGTCATTGCGGATAAGGGCATTGCGCACCGCGTTGCTTGCGGGGTGTCGTCCACGAAAAAGCCATACCAACAACCGAGATATGGGTACAGGTACCCGTTGCGGACAAGGAGCTGAGGTCGGATGACCGCCCGCCGCTTCGTGCTCGAACGCGACCGTGATGTGACCGGTGTGTCCGGGGTCGGCCGCGTGGCTGAGGGCGTCGTGTGGACGGACGGACGGTCGATGTGCATTGGCTCGGCGCGCATCCGAGCTGGGTGCACTGGCAGAAGTTGGGTGACGCTGAGGCGATCCACGGTCACGGCGGCGCGACCCGGATTGTCTGGCTGGATCAGTAGGGGGCGATGTGGGCAAGCGAGGACCAGCACCCAAGCCGACCGCCCTGCGCGTTCTGCACGGTGACCGCAAGGATCGGATCAACGACCAGGAGCCGGTCCCGTCGGAAGGCGAGATCGTTCCGCCGGAGGAGATCTCCCCGGATGCGCGTGCTGTGTGGGAACGCCTTGCACCGAGCTTGATCGCGTGCGGGGTGCTCACGCCGTGGGATGTGGATGCGTTCTGGATGGCCTGTGAGGCGCTGGCGCGGTACCGGCAGGCGACCCGTCTGGTGAACGGCTCCGCGCTGTTGGTGCAGGGGCCGAACGGGCTGACCAAGAACCCGGCGCTGGTGGTGCAGCGGGAGGCGGAGGCTTCGTTCGCGCACTACGGTGCCCGGTTCGGGCTCACCCCGTCGGACCGTAGCCAGCTGAAGATCGACCCGCCCGGTACCGGTGGCAAGGGCCGGGGTGCCGAGCGGCTCCTCTCGTAGCCGGCCCGCCCCGAGCAGGCCAGCGGCGAGCAGGGCACCGGCACGTCCGCCGGTCTGCGGCTACACCCTCGACGATCGGGTCTGTCGCAAGCGCGGGGATCACTTCTGCCGGCCGCGAGCCGAGCACGCCGTGGCGTTCTGCCACGAACTGTGCCGGCACACCAAGGACAAGTGGGCACGCCGCCCGTTCATCCTCGCCGCCTGGCAGCGCCGCGACATCATCGAGCCGCTGTTCGGCACGGTGGTCTGGGATCCCGAGTGGGACTCCTACGTCCGCCAGTTCCAGATCGCCTGGATCGAGGTCGCCCGCAAGAACGGCAAGTCCGAGCTGCTGGCGTTCATCGCGCTCTACCTCCTCGTCGCGGACGGGGTGGAGGGCGCGGAGATCTACGGCTGCGCGATGACCGCCAGCAGGCGGCGAAGGTGTTCGACGTCGCCGCCCGCATGGTCAAGCTCTCCCCGGTCCTGTCCGCCCGCCTAGTGGTCAAAGACCACATCAAGCGGATCATCGACGAGTCCACGGGCTCCTACTACGAGGTCGTCGCCGCCGACGCCGCCGGCAACCTCGGACACAACCCGTCCGGGGTGATCTTCGACGAGGTCCTGACCCAACGGGACAGCTCGCTGTGGGACGCGATGCGCACCGGCATGGGCACCCGCGCCCAACCGCTCATCGTGGCGGCGACCACGGCCGGCGACGACCCCGCCAGCTTCGCTCGATCCGAGCACGACGAGTGCGTCCGCATCCTCGACGACCCCCAGCGGGCACCGCACCGGTTCGCCTACATCCGCAACGTCCCCGAAGACGCGGACCCGTGGGACGAGGCGAACTGGCTGCTGGCCAACCCAGCTCTCGGCGACTTCCTGTCCGTACGCTCCCTACGGCAGGAAGCCGCCGAGGCTCAAAACGATCCGTCCAAAGAGAACGCGTTCCGTCAGTACCGGCTCAACCAGTGGGTGCGGCAGGCCCACCGCTGGATGCCGATGCATCTCTATCGGCGCTGCACCGGCACCCCCGCCCCGACACCGGACTGGTTGCGCGGCGAGCTGGCCGGCCGCCGCGCCTACGCCGGCCTGGACCTGGCCGCGAAGCTCGACCTGACGGCGTGGTCGCTGATCGTCCCGGACGGCTTGGACGACGGGGTGGCGTCGATGTTGTGGCGATTCTGGCTGCCCGAGGCCGCTGTGTCCGTTCTGGACAAGCGGACCAACGGGCGGGTGTCGCAGTGGGCCGATGCCGGCTGGATCACCGTCACCCCGGGCGATGTCATCGACTACGACGTGATCTACGCCGACATCGCCGCGGACTGCAAGGCGTTCCGGGTGATGGCGGCCGGCTACGACGAGTGGTCCGGTGAGCCGGCCCGGCAGGCGATCCAGAAGCGGACCCGGCTGGACATGGTGCCGATTCCGCAGACCTTCCGCGGCATGACCTACGGCATGACCGAGCTGATGGCCCTCACCAAGTCCCGGGGCTGGGCGCACCACGGCAACCCGATCGCCGAGTGGTGCTTCGACGCCGTCGAGGTCCGCCACCCAGCCGGCGACGCCGACCAGCTCCGCCCCGACAAGCCCGACCGCAATGCCGTGGGCAAGCGCATCGACGCCGTACCCACGGCCGCGATGGCAGTCACCCGCTGGAGGGAGTTGGCTCAAAAGCACGCTCGGTCGGGTCGGATGGTGGTGCGATAGTGGTCGCTCGACGTCTGAGCTGTCGCTTCTCCCGCCTGGCAGTCCGGATGGTATCAATTCGCCAGGCGATCCGAGTCCGCCAGCCCATCCTCAATATTTTTAGAGCAACACGAAGTCGGGTATTTGTGAAGCCGGCAACGAATGACGCATCTCTGGCAGCGAGTTCATCGTTTGACTCTAGACCGAAGATTTCAGCTAGCTCATCGGTGGCATTTGGTCGTTTGGTGCGAAGAACTTGTTCTCTCGACACAGTAAGAGCATCAATGATTACCTGAGCTCTTGTGCGATCGAATCCATGCGCCAGCAGGCTTTCTGTCGTGTGTATGCAGGTGGACAGATCGGTAATCAGATCGGCGACTATGTCCTCGTCCACCGGCGATTTACGCTCCGGTACATAAGCGCGATGATGGATTGCGGTCGATATCTGGGCTTCAAGCTCTCTCTGAAGTCGGACGCGACCAACAATTCGATCCTTTCTCGCTTCGAGGCGGGGTTTCGCCGCATATTCGACGAGCAGGGTGACAACTGCGGCAGTGATGGCGCTGACGAGCACAGCTTGCATGGCAGTTGTTTACCACGCGTGCATCGGGAGGGAGCCTCTTATGGCGTTTGTCGACGAGCTGCCGCTGATCGACCGGCAGTGGCTCACGCGGTTGACGAACGCGCACAACTACGAGATCCCTGAGTTGTGGCGGTTGTTGAACTACTACGAGGGTCAGCAGCCGCTGTCGTACATGCACCCCGAGTTGCTGGCCACCCTGGACGATCGGGTGCGCCAGTTGGTGATCAACTGGCCGCGTCAGGTGGTCGACGCGCTGGAGGAGCGCATCGACCTGGACGGGTTCCGGCTCGGTGGACAGTCGGCGATCGACGAGGACCTCGATCACATCTGGCAGTACAACGACCTGGACGCCGGCTACCAGCAGGCCCACGTGACGTCGATGGTGGGCAAGCGGGCGTACGTGATCGTGGGAGCCAACCCCAACCCGGCCGACGCCGACTTTCCGATCATCACGGTGGAGTCGCCGCTGGAGGTGCACGCCGAGCTGGACCCGGCCACCCGCCAAGTGGTCGCCGCCCGCAAGGCGTGGTCCGACCGGCAGCTGGACGACACGATCCGCTACTTCCAGACCCTCTACCTCCCCGACGTCACCGTGACCTACGCGGCGGACGGCACCGGGTGGCGCGAAGTCACCCGCGACGAGCACGGCCTGGGCGAGGTGCCAGTAGTGCCGATCGTCAACCGCCCCCAGCTCTGGGCACCCTTGGGGACGAGCGAGCTGACCGACGTGATCCCGCTGTCGGACGCCGCGTGCAAGATCGCCACCGACATGATGGTCAGCGCGGAATTCCACGCGATGCCGAGAAGGTGGGCGTTGGGATTCGACGAGGACGACTTCACCGACGCGCAGGGCAACAAGGTCAGCCCGTGGCAGACCATCGCCGGCAAGATCTGGTCCACCATCAAGAACAAGAAGGACGACGGGGTCGAGGTCGGCCAGTTCCCCGAGGCCGACCTGCGCAACTTCCACGAGACCTTGCGGGCGCTGGCCGTGATGGTGTCCACGGTGTCCGGTCAACCGCTGCACAATCTCGGCTACTCCAGCGACAACCCGGCCAGCGCGGACGGCATCGCGCCGCCGAGGCCCGGCACGTGAAACGAGCCGAACGCCGGATCCGGGGATTCGAGCAAGCCTGGGAGCGAGTCATGCGCCTCGCGCTGCTGGTGCGCGACGGCGAGGTACCGCGCTCGTCGCGGTGGATGGAAACCGTGTGGGCCGACCCCGCGACCCCGACGTTCGCGCAGAAGGCCGACGCCGTGGTCAAGCTCTACCAGGCCGACCGGTTGGTGCCGCGCCGGATGGCGCGGCGCACGCTCGGGTTCACAGGCCCGCAGATCGCGGACATGGAAGCCGAAGACCGCGAAGCCGCCGCACAGGCTCAACGGCAGACACCGCCGCAGCCGGCCTCGACGCCACCCGATCCGACCCAGCCTAGCGCACCCGCGCCCACTGGTGAGCCGGTGCAGCCTCAGCCGGCCGCCGCCTGACCTACAGACCACAGTCCCTGTGCCGCACGGCACCCGGGGCTGTGCCCGTCAGCGCCGCACGGCGCATTCACCCATCCACACCCCGGAT